CGCTTCCCGCTGCCCCCGCCGTCCATTCCGCATTTCTCCGTGGACTGGTACAAGAAGGCCATGTCGGGCGGCATGATCTTAAAGGACGCTACGATCTTTGGCCAGAGCGGAAATACGCTCCTTGGCGGCGGAGAAGCCGGGGACGAGGCTGTGGTGGGCGTGTCCTCCCTGCGCTCGATGATACAGTACGCAGTGCAGGGCGCGGCTCTGTCGCTTTCGGGTGACCAGCCGCTTATCAACATACAGGAAATGAGCGTAAGGAGCGATGATGATATTCGCAAGATTTCTCAGCAACTGAACACGCTCTTAAATGCTGGCAGACGAGCGAAAGGATATATCTAATATGGGATTTTCATTTAACGGTACGACTTCCCGGTCTATGGGGATCGCCACAAGGATTACAACTGAAAACCGTATGCCGGACTTACGTAACAATACCATCACCATGCCGGGGCATGAGGGCGTTTTCGACTTCGGGGAAACCATCGGCGAGAGGAAGATACAGATTTCCTGCTTTATCCCTCCGGGGAAAAGCGATGAGGACTTCCTCTCGCTGAAGGACGATATCATAGCGTGGCTGAACCCGGACAGTGGGCTGTGCCCGCTTGTCCTTGACAAGGAGCCGGGGCGAGTGTATTCCGCAAGGCTGAACGAGGGCTTCTCCTTCGACAAGGCGGTGAGGAATTCCTGCACCTTTGACCTGACCTTCCTATGTCCCGATCCATACGCCTATGCAGCCACGGACGAGGCATACGATATCGGGAGCGTGGGAACGCATACGGTTTCCCGCTCCCTTGGGAACGCTTACTCCCTGCCGGTATACTCGCTGACGGGAGTGATCCCCTCCGGCACGGACACATACATCACGATAACCACGAATGACAGCGAGTTGAAGATCGTAGGGAAACTTTCTGCCGGAGAAACGCTGGTCATCGACTCGGCTCTCATGACGGCAAAGGTAGTAGACACAAACGGCGATACGCTCCGAAATGGTCTGCCGCTTTTGTCGGAACTTAATTTTCCTGCTTTGGACGTGGGAGAAAATACGGTCACGGTGGCTGTTTCCGGCAGTACGGTGACCTTTACGGAACTTCAAATATCGGCGAGGAGCCGCTGGAGGTGATTTTGTATGGCTTTAAAAAATACGATGAACACGCAGGATGCCTTTACCGGGCAATTCCCCACATCGTGGGGAAAGGACGGACTGTGGCGCTTCAATGAATCTGAACCGGATGCGAACACCTGCACGGCGGACTCCTCCGGGAACGGACGCGACGCCTATATTAACAAGTGGAGCGGTACGACTGCCGATTTTAAGACAGGGCATCTCGGTAATTACTTTCAAATGAACATCAACAATCCGTCCTCGGAGCAGACCTATCTGCGTGTATCCAATGACGGCACGATGTTCTCGGATATCGGTGAGAGGATCGTGGTCGGCGGCTGGATGAAGCCCACCACTTATTCCGTGGGCAACACATACACGCCGCTCTTATCCACGAGAGCGGGAACGGGCAATCCGATCTTTTACCTGTCCCTTATCCGTGGAAAGCCGAGACTGATGCTCTACAATTCTTCCGGCTCTCTGATATTAGATACGTCGGTCACTCCATCGTTCAATCTGGAAAATGCCAAGTGGTACTTCATCGCGGCTGTGATTGAGCCGGATAGCAAGAGAGCCTGGTATGTACTCGGCAGCAGGGAAAGCGGCGCGGTGTGGAAATCATCCGCATTGACCTTCACGGGTGAACTGAACCGTTCTTGTACGGCAGACCTTATATGGGGAATGCTGAACAGTTCCTACTGGTACGCAGGCGGCTTTGACGACTGGTTCCTGGACTGCAATTCGGATCTGACCACTGACGATATCGCCGAGTGGTTTTTGAAATCCCTTTCTGCCAATGGTGCGGACACGGATTCTGATGTGGACGGTCTGACCACAGAAGATTCGGTCACGCTCAAAGCAACGGGCGGCGTCTATCCCGAAAGTGGTGTGCTAATCACAGCCGCCACGGAGTGCGGGATAACAGGCACGAGCAGGGTTTCTGTCAAGGCGGAGACGTCTCCGGGCGTGACATCCGTTTCGCTGGTCGAGACATCGACATCGGATGACCTCGCCACCTGGACGGACTGGATTTCCATTGGTACGGGCGGAGCATTGCAGTCTCCGTCAAAGAAGTACATTCGGTACCGCATCACACTTTCCACCACGAATACGGCGAGGACACCGGTGCTGACGGCAATAAGCCTGTATGACAATCCGAAACCGCTGTATTCGCAGCTTGGCTATGCACGTCCCGTTATCCTTGGAGATGATGATACCGCAGAGGCTGTGCTTGAGAACGCCTACGACATCATTGTCACCAGCGAGATCAACGGCATCGATACGCTGGAATTCAAGCTGCCCTTCAAGGACAGCAAGCGTGAGTATGTGGAGAACGAAAAGCAGGTGCGCATCGTATCCGATACCTATCGCATCCGTACCGTAACCGATGATAAGGACGAGAGCGGCAAGGCGATCACTTCCGTGTATGCGGAGGCGGCGTTTTATGACCTGTCCTTCTCCGCCAAGAAGGAAGAGAACACCTTCACGGCGGATACCGCTGATGTTCCGATGGCGTATGCACTGCAGGGTACGGAATGGGAAGTCGGCGTGGTGAACGTCAGCACCAAGAGGACATGGACATCGACCGAGAATAACGCGCTCTCTATTCTCCGCCATGTGCAGAACATCCACGGCGGCGACCTGATCTTTGATAACGCCAACAAGCTGGTGAACCTTCTGACCTTCTCCGGCACAGACTCCGGGGCATTGTTTTGCTACAGGAAGAACATGAAATCCATCCAGAGGGTGATCGACACCACGAGCCTTATCACAAGGCTCTATGCTGTCGGTGCGGACGGCATAACCTTTGCCAATATCAATGACGGAAAGCCCTATGTGGAGGACTTTACCTATACGAGTGAGGTGCGCATCAAGACGCTGGACTGCTCGAATTTCACGAACCCTTATCAGATGCTGGAGTTTGCCAATATGCGCCTTGCGGACTATGCGGCGCCGCGAATTTCCTATGTGCTGAAAGCAATGGACTTGACCGTGCTGACGGGCTACGAGCATGAGGCATGGAACCTTGGTGATACGGTCATGGTGGTGGATGAGGATTTAGACCTTTCCATCAAGACAAGGATCGTCCGCCGGGAGTATAACCTGCAGGAACCCTGGAACACGGTACTGGAACTTTCCACAACGCTCCGTGAACTTGGCGATTCCACGTCTCAGTGGGACGCCGCCGCAGATGTCCTTGAGGGTGCAAACTACATCGACAACCAGCAGCTGCAGAACTTCGTGCCGTTCAACCATCTGAAAAACTCCCGTGGCGATGATGGCTTTGCCTATTGGACGAATTCCGGCTTTTCGGTGGATGGAGATAACGGCGTGACAGGCACGGCCTCCTTCAAGTGCGAGGGCGCGTACAACGCCACCAAGTACATGGAGCAGACTGTCACTCCCTCCAACCGTGACAGCTATACTTTCTCGGCTCAGATCGCTACGGAGAACCTCAGTCTCGGCAGCAGCGGACAGGTCGGCGTGGAGATCGTGATCGAGTACGAGGACGGCAGCACGGAAACGAGGACGATAGACCTCATATCCTCCTCAGATACGGAGGTGTGACGCTATGGCAAGTTTTACTCATGTGCATGGCACGGTAAGCCCACAGTATGGCAGGGTCGCAAAGATTACGGTCAGAATATTTGTGAATGACTGCACGGGGACGGTATACATCACGGATATGAATTTGCAGGACGGCTCCCTTGCCTCCGGCTGGGTCGGTCATGTGAGCGAGATAGAGTGGACACAGGACGGTGATTAAATGGCTGATTTTGAACGCTTTGTAGAGGTTATTTCCAAAAAAGAGGATAAGCGTGTGGTCAATATCACCGTCCGTCCGATTGTCACAGACTGCGAGGGCGATATCTGGTTTACTGATCTTATGCTCCAGGAGGGCGATATGCTGTCGGGATATACGCCTCACACGAAAGGGTTTCTCAAGGAATCGGAGAATGATCCCGTGTGGTTCAACGGCATCGTCCGCTCGGAAGAGACAGTGATCCTTTTGAACCTCGGCGGAACATCGGCGGGGCTTGACATCCACCTCTATCCGAAACAGGACATGGAGGGCGGCTCGGTCACGCTGGCGCGGGGCGCCGGCGGACAGCACGCGACCATCACCAACCCC